TTATCCCAAACGACGTTTGCAGCTGCACCAGTAAAAGTAACGTCTCCATCATGTGTAGCACCTATATCTGTAACCGTTCCACTTACAGTAATTCCCGATGTGGTTGTGGCTAGTCGAAGTCCATTATCATAATAAAGTTCTACTTGTGCATTAGTATTAGCAATCAAATACTTTTCATCACCACTATTATTTTGAAGTAATAGTTGATTAGTTCTAATTTTTAATGAACCCGTACCAGAAAGGTCATCTATATACGAATTGCTACCGTCATGGTAAAGGGCTAGATCCGACGAAGTTCCAAGGTTTACTTTTTTACCATCAGGTACATTTAAACCATTAGCGTCATAAGTTAATATTTGAGTACCAGAAGCCGTAAAGCCTACAATTCCAGAAGAAACATAATCTGCACCCGCTAAAATAACTCCAAAGAAAGCATGTCCATTAGCTGGAGCGGAACTAAATACAATATTTCCACCAAGTAACTTAAAGCCTGCGCTCCCTGTCGGATCTGGTTCTTGAATAACACCATTAACAGAAATCATTACCTGTTGAGTGTTAATCGGGAATGGTACAGGAGCTGCACCTCCTACTTGTAATGCAAAAGAAGTTGTACTCCCATTAAATCCAGAACTTATATCATCAATGATTCGATAAGACGGATAAGCAACCTGCAGGTCGTTCCCAATATACATTTGTACTTAGTAACCTTATTTATATATCTTCTATTGTATTTTGACTCTATTTTGAGTTACTTAGTATTTGGACCTTTAGTAGATGGTTGATTAGGCCAAACGACTTTAGAATAGTCTTCATAAGATTGTGGAATGTCTCTTAAAGCCTGTCTATATGCAGCCCAAGCAGATTGATCTAAAGAGCATCCAGGAGTCATTGCCCAATCAGTTGACCAAAGTAGATAATTTCTCTTTTTACGAATGACAACCCAGCTTGTTTCTTCTAAATCTAAAATCGTCTTATCAAAATGCTTATCAACTTCTTCTTTAATAGCTTTTAATTGGCTTTGAAGAAAACTAAGATCACCAACAGTTGTTAATCCCATAATTCTTAAGTCTGCTCAAGATAGCTGACAGTAATATCAAAAGCTGAAGCAGTGTCTGCCCTAGCTCTTAAAATATCGCTAGATTCAAGAATGATTTTACTTCCACTAATCAGTTCTAGCGAAGACCCTGCAGGAATTGGGACACTCTTCAAAAGGTAAACATCATCGCCAGTATTGGTCACTATGTAAACATCTAAATTCGCACTGGTGCTTGTTTTGTTTGCAACCATCGCACTCAGTAAGATTAAAGTTGCAGACCCACCTGCTGTCAAAATGTTTGTGTCCGTACTACTTACTGCAGAAGTAGACATACTGGACTTCGTAGCTTGTTTAAAGGTATTTGCCATCTCAGCTTAAAGCAACAATAAGAGCGAGGTTATCATCAGAATCAAAAAGTCCACCCACTGTTAAATTTCCAGTAATGGAAACATTTCCTGGAATAGATAATGACCCAGATCCATCTATTGTAAGCCTAGCAACACCTCCGGTAACTATTGCTATATTATCTGAAGAGGGGCTGATCAAACCTGTATTTGAATCGTTCGCAAATTTGAGCGCACAACTGGTCAAAGATCCTAGCGATAAAGCTGAGTTAGTGCCATCTTCTCTTAATAATGCTATACCTCCAGAAGTTGTTGCATCATGAATTACACTAACTTTTTTATCAGTATCAACAGTAACTTCTCCAATTGCACCAATAAATGATGCGTGTTCAACGGTTGATCCTCGACGAAATTGTACTTGGGTTGCCATAAGACTATCCTAATGCAACTGCTATTGCAGTAGCGAAATTTTCAGAAGCGATTGTTCCAGATTCATCTGCAACAGTCAGTGTTCGAGTTGTACCGCTTGATATACCCGAACATTCAAAAGCCAATTGTTTTGTATTATCAGAATTATCTCTAATACGTAATCCACTATCGTCAGTAACTACAGCAGAAGATGTAATAGAAGTTAATCCAGTAAAGGTAGATTGACTACCTCCTAGTGCAATCGAGGCGCTTCCTATAGTAATTGTACTATTGGCAAGTTGAGAGTTAGGTATTGAACTAGTTCCAAACTGACCGGTACCAGAGTTGTATGTTAAACCTGAACCACCAGCAACACTTAATGTTTCTAAAAGTGCAATAGTTCCACCTGCATTTGGAAAAAGAATTGCTCTATCAGCAGTTGCATCCGTAGCAGAAACAGTAGTCTCGTAAGAGTCAGCAGTGGCACCTTCAAAAACAATTCCAGAACTACCAATAGTTATTCCATTAGCAGATTCAGCTGTACCTGCGTAAAGTGTTGTTGCTATTAAAGAAGTTGATGTTAAAGATGTTAAACCAGTGATTGTAGTAGCTGATGCACCTAAAGCAATAGGAGTTCCACCTACTGTTACTGAAGAATTGGCAAGATTACTATTAGCAATAGATGAACCTGTCGTTAAGATAGTTCCACTTTCATTTGGGAAAACAATTGATCGATCCCCAGTCGGTTCAGCAGCAGTTATTGTGGTCTCATTTCCATCAGCAGTTGGACCTTCAAATACAATTCCAGAATTACTAATTGCAATTGAATTTGATGACTCAGCTGTACTTGTATAGAAAGTAGTAGCTGTTAAAGATGTTAAACCAGTAATCGTAGAAGCTGTAGCTCCTAAATTTATTGAAGTGCTTCCTAAAGTAACCGAACTGTTAGCAAGTTGAGCATTAGGTATAGCACTCGTACCTAAAACACCTGTAGAAGAGTTATATGTTAAACCTTCGCCAGAAGCAACACTGATCTTTCCCCTGATATCTGTGTCAGAAGGACCAGCATACGTTAAGACTCCGGTTGAATTGTTATAAGATAAACTTCCTTCTCCTCCACTATCAGTTACAGAAATAGATGCTCGGGAACGAGCGTTCGTGTAATAAAGATTAGTATTTTCAGTAAGATCGTTTGTTGTATTACCAGCAAAATCTAATTTATCTGAAGACGTGTTTAATTCTTGGAATAATCCAGTAACTAATACAAGTGACTTCCTAGTTGCCATACCTTAATCGACCTTGTTCTATTTACTTTCGGATGAGAACTATCATCTTATATATCTTACCAAGACTACCGTTTTAACTAAGTAAAATAGGGGGCTCAATTCTCACAATTAATTGTGCAGAACTACAGGCTTCTCCTATCCTTGTGACATATTGTCCAGCTGTAGAAGGAGGTGTCTTTGTAATAACACCTGGACTTGTACCTAAATAATAGACATCACCCTCATCTAAACCAGAAGTAGATAAAATACCAAAGGTAATAACATCTAATGTTTGCCCCGTTGTTTTAGAAGTACGAGCAAAACCAGCAACTGTAGCTAAATCAAGAGTTGAATTGGCTACGGCTAAACCAGCTTTCCCATCACTTACACGACAATAAATAGCCTGACCTTGAGATATATTTTCTAAAACGACACATTGAAAACCAATAAGCGAATAAACTGGTTTAGTAGCTATCGTTGACTTTAAATCAACTAAAACTTCAGTTAACCCTTGAGCATTAGGAGCATAAGGTTCATAGTCATTAACATCAGACATTAGCTTAAAAGTACTGGAGGTTCAATTTGAATACTAAAATCTGTAGCTGTAGCTCCCTCTCCAACGCGAGTAATGGCTTGCCCAGCAGTAGAAGGCGGCGTCAAAGTAATAGCACCAGAAGTAGAAGCACTTAAAAAGTAAATATCTCCAGGGTCTACAGAACTTGGCATTGTCTTAATCCCAGTAACTAAAACTTTTACTGCTGCCCCACTAGCAGCTGCTGCCTCTGCAAAGCCAACTACTAAAGCGTTCTCTAAATTTCCATTACTTGCACTAGCTTTGCCTACTTTTCCATCACTAGTCCTCATGTATAAAGCATCTCCATCAGCAACAGCCTCAAAAGTAGTAGCATCAAAACCAACACGAACAGGTGCAAAGCTAGGAAAACCTTCTTTTAAATCTATAACTGCATCAATCAAACCTCTATAATTTGGTTCATAAGGTTGACGAGTCATCGTAAAACCGTTAGCTGTCATTAAATCAACTAAAACAGCGATAGCTCCTTCTATATTTGGTTCGTATCCTGTAGCCATAATCTTTATCTACTAAATATTATTTTAATTTGTAAACTCCTTTAGAATAAAAGTATGCAACCAGAAGTACTCGCCGCTATATTATCAGGAAGCATTGGTGCTTTTGCTGGCTTATCACGCGCATTAGCTAATTTCAATAAAAGACAGGATAAAAGATTTGAAAGAATAGAACGTGATCTTGAGTCCTTACAAAATCGTGTAGTTTGCGATTATGTATTAAAAGAAGATTTTTTAAGAGAAATGCAAGCTGTTCATACTAAATTAGATCGTATTCTTGATCATCTATTATCTAAACATTAAGGACCTATTACAACCCAAGAAGTACTGGCAAGTAAATAAATAACTAACTTACTAGTAGAAGTGTTGTAATGTAATTGACCATCTACAGGATTAGATGGATAACCAGCACTGACTGATGCAACCGCTTTAGTCGTTTGCCAATTAGAGCCATCATATATTTTATATATTTGAGTACTAGCTGTATCTAACCATGATTCACCTTTACTCAAAGAAGTAAAACCTGCTGCAGATGCATTAGGTGCAGTCGAACCAATAGAAATAGGACCTACTTTAATTAAGCCTGTTGAAGGAGAAGCTGTGTTATCAGCAAAAAAGAGTCCAGGGTCACCTGCATTATTATTAACAGCCAACTCAGCGTCACCCAGACGAATAGGAAAAGGTCGATCATGCAGAGTACTAGAACGACGTGAAAGGATCTGTACTGCCATATTTAAACATTTATATATAGATCAGAATCAACGACAACATCCTGATCAGTAAGAGGACTATAAGTATCACTATCTATTGTACTATTTGATAATGAATCTTCAATAGGTGTACCATTTGTAAATTCTCCACCATCTATTAATCCTGATTCAAAATCAGAAGTATATTCATCAATTGGTTTATCAACTATGCCAAATTTTATATCATTTAATAAAGCTGGCGATCGATTAAATAACTTATTAATCAATGCGATCATTCGATTCGTAGTATTAACATCTTTCCCAGTACGACTTAAACGTCCTTCCTCATCACGTTTCAAACCATCAGTAAGAGTCATTCCTATAACAGATGGATCAAAATCAGCAACAGATTGAGGTTGGTTTCTATTACCAGTAATGTTTTTATCTCCACTCCATTTTGTATTTTGTTTTGTCAATAAATAAACCTCAAAAGCAGACTCTAAACGTTCTTTTTCTTTCGCAAAAGTTTTCTCGAAACGTTCTAAACCTTCACCAACTGGTTGATCACTTGGCTCCAATAACCAAGATCTTACATAATCATGCTTCTTTAAATTACTAACAGTGCAATAACCACTACCGGTATCAGTGAAAGGATAAACAACAGTAAAACTATTTGAAGTAGGAACTGAAGTAATTGTGTACTCACCAGAAACGGCATTTCCACTTGTAAAAGTTAGTTCTATCTTAGTATTAGCTTCTAAACCATGATCGTCAACGTTGACGGTTATATTTACACCTGATTGAGTATAACTAGCTGCCAACTTAATAGGATTATTTCCTTCATCATGTGTTAAAGCAAACATCGCAGCGTAAATATGCTTACACCAGCGCATTTGATAATACATTAAACTTTGAAAATCAACAGATTCTGTATCTTCATACTCTGGTAACTCATAAAAATTATTAATAACAGTAAAACCTAAATCTCTAAAAGTACCTGGAATATCCCTTTCGTCACTTGTAGTACCATCAGGCTGAAGAACGCCTCCTGGCTTAATGGATCTCACAGATGTTCTAGGAAATCTTTCACTTGTTAATTGAGAGCTCAAATCATAACTATCTCTCCTAGAAAAATCCTGACAAGAACATTGCCAACGTAATTCAGTTGTTAAATATCTACCGACTGTAAAACCTCTATGCGCTGGAACTACAGTAGATGTTTTTTCATTAGTAGTCGTTGCACCATAACTATCTTTTCTTTGAAAAATAATTTCTTTTGTGGTAGCATCTAAACCTTTAACGGTATAACCAACATAATTTTTATAATCACGACCACGTAGTAAACGACTTAAAGTTAAATTCCCAGAAGTTGTACCACTTGTAATTGTCGATAAAGTAAATTGGGTAGTACTGGTAACAGTAATTGTATATCGACCTGAAGGAACAGTTCCACTACTAACGTCTATAAATACTTTATTACCCGTAGATAAACCATGCACAGAAGAACACGTTACAGTAACAGTTGAACCGCTTCTTGCGTATGTCGACGCTATACCAGGATCCTTCTCAATGATTCGATCAGCTAACCGTTCCCCTGCAAAGAAAGAAAGCTCTGTAGGCAAATAGCGAATACGAACTCTTGTAGTAGTCCAACGCGAATCCCCAAAAGTAGTTGATAGATAATACGTAACATTGCCGTTATTAGTAGCTGATGCTGAAGTTGTAACTGTAAATGTGTTCTGAGTAGTACTTACAATTAGTAATGTTTCATCAACACCACCACCTGTCGATATGTCTAACCAAACACTTTCACCAGGATATAAACCATGATCTAGTTTAGTAACAGTTAATGTAGTTCCCGATTGACTATAAGTAGCAGTAACCGCATCACCTAAATAACGAACAGCAAGTATAGGTAATCCAAAATCATAAAAATTAAAAGCATCAGTATCTCTCATACCTACCATTTGTTCACCAAGTTCTTGATTTGTTGATGGAAAGGTATAAAGCCTAGCTGGTATAAAGACTCCTGGAAATTGCTGAAATGTAAAATATAATCTATAGTCACCACGTCGTTGTCGTTCTGACGCAGTAGAACCCATCATGCTTTGAGTCACTGTATATAACTCAAAACCACGACGCCATCTAGACCACAAAGAATCCGTATTATAAAATCTAATTTCACTATTTTTATAACTTCTTCCACCACTTTCGACTATTGAAAAAGCACCTTCTTTATTCAATCCTTTTGAAAAATCATTTTTAAAAGAAGATTTAGAACTCTTATTAAATTTATTTATACCAAACGGCATTTTTATTTTTAATAGTAACCACCTTGAATATTACAATAAAAACCATTAGTCAAGGCTGAAGTACCACTGGTAGACACATATATAGCCTGTCCACGTTTTAACATTAATCCCCTTTGTTTAGGAGCAATCTTACTATTTGCACTTGTGAAATTAGTACCTGCTTGAACTGTAGGATGATTGATTAAAGGAAGTATCTCATTTAAAGTCAAACTAAAATTCAAATGTGCATAAGTAGAAGGAATACTAGCAACAAATAAAGGGAAGAATTGATTGATATTAGTAACTGTTCCAGTATTAACTAGATAAAACGCAAAATCAGTAGGTAAGTAAGCGGTAACATTACCAGTAATAGGTCCACTTACAGATGGAACGGTGCAAGTAAATGTAGTTGGAGTAACTGCAGTGACACTAAAAGCGTCATCAATAGGAACAGCACCACCGCTATAAGTAGTGAAATCTAAAAATACGTCTTGACCAACATGAAGATTATGACCTGCAGTAATAGTAACTACAACAGATGTACCGTTAGCAGAGTAAGTCCCTGTAGTTCCAGTAACTGGATCGATATGACGATTCATTCTCTTTGTATATTGGAACCAAATCTCATCGATATATGCACCACTAATCGAGGTATCGGTTAATGCTGAATCACAGTCAAAAACCTTTGTTGAGTTACCAACTGCAGTAGGAATAAGACTAGTACTGAAAGCTTGACCGGATGCAACAGTTATTAAAGTAGATGCCGTCGCTGGACGATCTACCATTAACGGTTGCTTATTTGAACTACTACTGGACACGTTTATTTACAGATAGACTTAAAATTAATTATAACTGAAGGTTTTTTACCAACGTTGAGAAGGGGGATCTAATTTCTCATCAAAAGTTTTCCATGCATCAGGACCTTGTTGGTCTACTTCCCAAGCATCCCTATCAGCAGGAACAAAACCTCTACCAACGCCTTGAGGAGCATCTAATTCACCAGGTCGCGTTCCAAAGACTGCATAATCTCCTGCCATTCGAGATGGGCCTGCGTCATAACGAGATATTCGACCCTGACGGAATCTTCTACCTGTGTCTGGACCTTCTGATTCCCAAGGGATATTACTGCGCCTTGCCCCAAAGAGATATCCATTCCTAGTGGTAGGTATAACAGACACTTTATGCAGCCGCTACACTAAAGGTTACTGTGGCAGCAGTACCACCAGCTTCACTTACCCATTTCGTTCTAACCCACTTAACAGGACGACTTGCAACACTATAAGATGTAGTACCATTCGCAGTTATGGTTTGATTTGCAATTATAGGAGCATAGTTAGTACCATCAATACTTCCTTCTAAACAAACAATTACATTTGTATCGACACTGGCAACAGTAACTACAAGAGTGTAATCCTTTGTGGAAAATAAATTATTAACAGCTACTTGTAAAGCAGTTCCAGTCGCAGGTGCCGATAGAGTACTTTCTGTACTAAAAATAGTGTCTTGAAAATAAGTTATCGCCATGAAATTTAGTCATTCTTATTAACTAGAATAACAGGGGGAAACGCTATGTTAACTGACTGCGATGAATATTTTTTTCTCTAGTATATTTCTTTAAAAAGTCTCGTGCTTCAAACTCCTTAGCTTCACCTTCTGTTTCAGGATCCCATCTCTCATAAATTTCTCTATTATCTACTTTCCCATAATCAGGTTTATCTGGTTCAGGACGGGCAGGACGAGAAAATTTTTCAATATAAGGCATTGCGTCATCTATCTGTTTATTTAGATTTGTAGCACCCTCTAAGCGATCATATTGAGAAAAACGTGACTCTCTATCTAAACTATCTATTTCTGGCCTTTGCATAATTATTTAAAATTGGTATTGAGAACGATATTGGTCTAGATAACTTTTACCTTTATCTTTACCTTTACCAGTCAATAAACTATAACGATCAGCTTCACTAGAGAGGCGATCTGAACTTGGTTTATCTTGTCTATTAAAAGTTGTTCCCATCAACATGGCTCTCCTATCTTCGTCACTAGAAAGGTTACTTGATGCTTTTACTTTTTTAGATCTATCTTTATTCTTATAGGCTAGATAATCCCTTACTAAAGCATCACTTTCAGGGTCTCTTTTAGGTGGAGTAGGCGGTGGGGCAATAACTCTTGGTTCCAATCCTGTTAGTGGCTTAGTAGGCGTTCCAAACTTATTCTCCGTTGTTTTCACTCTTCCTGGCTTAGTAGCTTTTTTTGGTTTTGAAGAATCATGTCTAACTGCCGGACTATCTGTTGCTTGATTCTGCTTATTCATTTGTTCTGTCATATGAGTTGCAAACTTATCAAGAAGTTCTTTGCTTACAGGTCCAGAAGCTTCATGTTTAAATGTTGGCCCACCTTTTGCTTGATTACTCTTATTTATTTGTTCTGAGACATGTGACCCAACCTTATTTACTAATGCTGGATCTGCCATTTCTCTACCACCTCCTCTACTACCTCCTCTTCCCATCTGTCTAGGATCTATTCCCCTGCCACCATATCTTCCCCTGCCACCATATCTTCCTCTTCCTCCTCTCATCTGTCTAGGGTCTCCTCCTCTTCCACCATATCCTCTAGGTGGTCCACCATATCCTCCACGTCCACGTCCACGACCACTACCACGACTTGCTGCCGCTTGATCACTCCTACCTTGAGCTCGTCCTTCAGCCTGGCCTGCTAAATAAGCTGCCTTTGTATCTTCTTTTCTTTGAGTAGCATAATCTCTTGCCGCTGTACGTGCGTCAGCACCAGCTTTAGATTTAGCTTGCTGTGCTTGATTACGTTCTTTTGTCCTATCTTGAGCTACTTCAGTAGTTGTCTTAATTGCCTCATCCCATCTCTTCCCCCCTTGAGTACTTGTTCCACCTGCCTGTCGTACTAACTCTCTCTTACCTCGTTCATCTATTAATTGTTGACCACCTGGACCTCTAACTACTCCTCCTCTTGCTTTTGCAGCATCCCAAGTTTTATCGCGTTCAGCTTCAGCAGCTCTACCAGCATCACCATAGGCTTGCTTCTTGGTCTCCCATTGTTTTAAAACGTGGTCATCTACATCTCCTCTATTAAGCGCACCTATTCCATGACGTTTTTCAAATGCTTGTAACTCTGCTTGTGCTCTATTCATGATTTAAAATGCTAACGGTGAGATGTTTCAAGAATTAATCTTGTTCCAACAGCGATATCTGCTGGCCCTGGTAAAGCCTGAATAAATTCTGCTCCCTCTCTGTTAAAGCGATAACGAGCCTGCTCAGGATTTCTATAATTAGGAACGTATAAATGTAATGCTAACCTATCTGTTTCATACAAATAGATCTGAGTCCACGTCTTTAATGTCTCCTTAAAATCAGATGTTGAAATTGTTCTATCAACATCACCTAAAATGCTTTCGATTCTACTCTTCGGCACGGAGTCATTATTAACGCTACCAGTCATATCTGTACGCTTCTCAGCTTCGTCACAACGACTAATCTGCTCGACAATTTTGTCATACCAAAAAGAGTCTTGAATATTATTCATAGCCTCTTCAAGTCGAGCTTGGTCACCAGCTGGAACTGAAGTTAAGTTATAACCTAAATGCCAACGGACTTTAGATTGTACATACGTATCAAGCTTCATTAAAAATTATCAATTTAGCCTAATCTCTAGTCTACCCGTACTAAGTTCTCCTTAAATATCTCATCCCAATCAACTCTTTTTATATTTCTTAACTGTTCAAGTTTCTGAAATCTTTCACCAGATTGAGATGTTTGTAAGTCTTTAATATCACGAGCTGTTTTAAGACCAACTCCAGGTAAGGCATCAGCAATCTGACGAGCCGAAGCAGTATTGATATTGACACGAACATCTACTGGAAAAGTTTCTCTAGTGGTTAACTTGGCAGGTTTCACTCCTTCAGCTGCTAATTCAGCAGTAAGACGCTCTTCTGTACGTAACTTCTCATTAGTAGCATCTAAATGAGGAGTTAAATCAGATTCATCCACATACAGAACTTCATCCTGTGCATCTAAGCACATCATTATGCCGTCACCATGCTTAGAGATAACTTCTACAAGTCCTCCAGTGACTTTATATTGGTACAACATAAACAGATTAGTTTGATACGTTTATGACAATAACCCTACTAAACCTTAGCTTTTAAAGCGGGTGGTTAGGATGAGAGTTGTCCATCAATAATCCAATTAAAGCTAAAGTGATGCCCATAATGAATATCACAGTAATTAACTGCATAATGAATTTGTCAATATATAAATTATAGACAAGAAAAAAGCGAGCCACAAGGACTCGCTTAATTCTCTTAATCTAAAAAGATTATTACTCGTCGTTACCGCCTACTTGAGATGCAAAGTCAATGAAACCTTGAACATCGTTCCAAGAAACATTAGCAGCAGGACGAAGATAGTTGACGCGAGCAAGAATGTATGCAGCGCGACCAGCATCAGAGTCATCAGCACTAATGTATACACCGTCACCAGACACAGATGTGTTAGTAATAGCGTCTACATTGTAGATCTTGAAAGTAGTATCAGCTGTAACTGTATACATCATGGAGTTCGCAGCATCCTGATCATCAATTGTGCTGGTTACGCTTGTCCAGAATGGAAGGTTGCCTGTTGTTGTATCAGCTGAACCTTGAGTAAATAAACTCGAAGCAGCAGTAATAGAACTAGAAGCAGCAGCGTTTCCTAGTAATTGAGTAGCAGGAACACCAATTGGTGAGCCACTATTGTCAGGACCTAGAAGTAACAGTTCACCTGTTGTACCACCAAGGTCAGCAGTTACAGGAGCAGCAGGGAATCCTGCGCGATCTGCAGCGGCTGAAGGTACATCTTGTCCAATAGCGATTGAAGCACCATAGACATATGCAGGGCGAGCAGCACTAGCTTGAACTACAAGACTAGTACGGTCGTTACGAACTCTGTCACCAGAGCGACGATCAGGAGAAGGGACTGTGATGTTGAAACTCTTGTAAGAGGCTTTGTCAGCAGCTACGTTAGTAACTTTGACATATCCAACAAGTTCAAAAGCTTCTATACCAGGCCATCCAAAAACGCCTTCGTCATTAAAACCAGAAAGTTTATTAATCTGGTTGCCAGGCTGGAGAACAGCTCCAGATTGACCTTTATAAGTTGCCATTAGTTAATACCTCCTTATTCAGTGATAGTGAAGGCAGTTGTAATGAAGTCCTTATTCAAGTTCGCAAAGCCAGCGTATAGCTGCCAAATCAGAATTATGAATCTGCTAAAGTCATCATTGTTATTAATAAGGACCTGAGCATTTGGACCACCAATACCAACACCTATCGCCTGAGGGCCGAAGAATAGACCTGCAGGAGTAGTTTTAGAAGAGGCTCCATTACCATCACCGATGTCGACCGTGATAGTTTTAGCTGGGAAGTTTGTAGATTCGAAGAATCTTACACCTTCAAAAACGAAGCCTGAAGGCATAACTGGTTCACCAGCAACAAACTGAGCTTGACCGTATTGTCCACCACCATAGATAGCCTGGTTTGGTCCCAAAGCACCCATCATTGGATTGCCTTGTCCCATACCTGGATAACGTGCAACTTCACGGAAGCCTTGATCAGCACGAAGATCTTTCATTAGAGAAGGATCTGCTATGCAACGATAGTAGCCATCTGCGAAGACTGGGGCGTGACGCTTACGTAAACTCTTAACTACTTCAAGTAAATCAGTTTTTACATTGAACTTGAAACGCTCAGAAGCATATTCTGTAGCTGTATAAGCAGTAAGAGTTGTGGAGTTTGTCTTAGCCTTTCCATTAGGGTAGTAGTAACCACCTTGTGAATCACTACTTTGACCACGTGATTCAGTTTTGAATAGCTCGTCTAAGAAGACGCGATCACGCCAACGGCGATAATCATCCAAAAGGGTAAGCGAACCTATTGACTGATGGAACATATTAAGGTTCCCAGTATCAAGCAATAGACGCTGAGCGGTCATTAATGTCTCACGAGCAATCTTGAATGTGCTAGGGAGATTTGTGTTATTAGGATCTGCTGGTCCTGTATAC